ACGGCCCTGGCGGTGCGGTAAGCGCCATAGGTCCGTTTTTGCAATTTGCCAAAAACAAGCGCAAACCAATAGTAGGCCTTATAGATATGGCCGCCAGTCTTCACTATTGGACAGCGGTGAGCGTCTGCGACCATTTAATGGTAGACAACGATGTAAGTGCCATGGTGGGCAGCGTAGGCGTAGTGGTAAGCTTTGCGGACACCAAGCCGTACTACGAGGAAATGGGTATAAAGTTCCATGAGATATACCCCCCGGAGAGCAAGGATAAGAACCTTAGTTTCCGTAAAGCCCTGGACGGCGATTACGATAAGATAATAGCAGAACATCTGAGCCCCATTGCCCAAAAGTTTCAGGCGGCGGTACGTGCAGGGAGACCCAATCTTAAGGAAAAGGACGGGGTACTTACCGGGCGCACCTTTTTTGCGGACGAAGCTCTGGATTATGGTATGATAGATAGTATAGGCGACCTACAGGAAGCCATGAAGGTAGTGGACCGCTTGGCCTTTAAGCAAGCAATAAAACCAATGTTTAATTAATTTAATTTTTTTTCTATGAAATGGAATTTTGCAGCCAAGTTTATTACGGCATTCTTGGCATTTGTGGGACTCAACGAAGTCCCTACGGAAGAAGGTAAGGTAGCCCTTACCGAAGAACAGGAGGGTCTTTTGAAAGACGCCCTAAAAGATGAGGCCAAAGACCCGGACGGGAGCAAGAGTTTGGCAACAATGGTGGCGGCCATAGAAAAGGATCTGGCTGCGGCCAATGTAGACCAGGAGAAGCTGCGCAAGGATTTGCGAGAAGCCTTAACGGAGACGAGCCTTAGCGAGACCGAGATAGAAAAGGTGATGCAGAACGAGGACGGCAGCATAGACCAAAGCGCATTTTTGGCGGCCATAAAAGGTGAGTTCAAAAACCAAAAGGAGCTCATAAACAAATTAATGAACAGCGACGAGCCAGACGACAGTACCGAGCTTCAGGAGCTAAAGAACAAAGTAATGAGACACAGCAAGACACACCTGTTCGGCACTGGTAACAGCTATGATGCCTTTGAGGGTAGACCATGGAACCAAAGAGCTGCAGGCGTAAAAGTAGGCGCTACAGATTGGGCAAAGGACACGGCACAGGTAGAGAAGCTTAACGGCGACCTTGATCTGTACTACCGCGAGAACCCTACCGAAATCAAATCTTTGGAGCGCGATAAATTCGGTCTTCCCCTTTTCTGGAACAAAGTATTGAACGTAGTGGACATTATTGCAGATGGTACCATTATAAGTGGCGAGATTACACAGGCCAGAAAACTGCCCTGGTTACCAAAGAACAAACAACTTATTAAGCCAGAAGAAGGCAAGGTTTTCCCGGTACAAATTGATATTGAGTACGTGGGCTACTTCTTGCAAAAGATAGAGGCCAGTTGGTTGAACATGATGAACAACGAAGGTTCACAGCCTTACAAAGAGAGCTTTGTTAGGTTCTTGGTAAGCGAGCTGGATAAAAAGGCTCGCGTAGAAGACAGGATTTCCTCTATTCTTGGCGTACATGTAGACACTCCGGAAGATGCTACCGTACCGGGAAGGTTCCTTAACAGACAGGACGGTCTTCTGTACCAAATGTACAGGGCGCAAAAACTGACCAAAAAATACAAGGCCTTTTCTTTGGGTACGCCAACGAAGATGAATATTGTAGACTATGTAGATGGCTTTATGGAGAGTCTGCCCTTGGAAATCAGAAGAAACCCGGGTATGCACTTTTATGTTTCCCCAGCTTGGTTAAAAGCCTATGGAGACAGATACGAGCAATTACACGGTACCAACAACGATTATTCTGGCGTACCTCCCTACCCAAAGGGATACAACAATATGCCGTTTGAAGCGCTGCACGATTTGGAAGGTACGGATATCATGTTCGTGACCTTTGACGATAATATTGAGATCCTTGAATACGTACCTAGCGAGAAATCCATGTACCACTTTGAGAAGTTGTTGCGTAAGATATACGTAATGGCAGATTACAAATTGGGTATTCGCCTGGTGCATATCGGCAACAAATTAAAGGAGGGCGACCCATTGGAATTCAAGGTACAGAGTATCTGGAGTAACGATGTGCCTATGTTTACCAAGGATTACGCTATTCCGTTATTTGACGATGCTACGGGTGAGATCAGCGCAAAATTTGAGCATATAAAAGTGAGCGATGACTGGAAGACCAGTATTGCGACCATTAACAATGCGGTACCTGGACAACTTATAAAGATACAGGGGAACACTGCCTTGGCCAGTGTTAAGAACGTGGTAAGCAGCGGTAACATAGGATTAACGGGCGGTACATTTAACCTAAAGAGCGGCGGCACCTTGACCTTGTACGTAAAAGCGGACAAGAGCATTGTGGAACTTAGCAGGACTACGGCACCGGAAGCGGCACCTAGCACCAAGGTTAATTTTGATGCAGGCACAATAGATGCCAATGCTGGCAAGGAGTTTTACAGCACAGCGGTGGCCAATGAAACTTTGGACGGTATTACCAACGGTGTGGACGGACAGGAAATTAGCGTGTACGGACCAGCTGGTGCGGCAACCCTTACCCTTGCCAACGTAGCCGGTAACATTTCAATGAAAACTGGAGCGGTACTCGCGACGGCGGCAGATGTTGTTAAACTTGTAAAAGTGGACGGTATCTGGTACGAAAGTGACAGGACTATAGCCTAATACTAATCTATAGGCCACGCTACGGTGTGGCCTTTATAAAACTTAGCATACTATGTATTTAAGAAAATCGGTAGCGGCACCCACAGGGCAAATAGGTCCAGGAGCGGCAAAGCCAAAAAACCCAAATGTAAAGATCATTTTTGTGGACGAGCTGTTGAGCTCGCCGCAAAGAAATGCCGCCGGTATTGTAATGGAAGGCAACTATACCTTTAAGCCCAACGGCAAAATGATAGAGGTGTACATGACCGGCAAGAAGCAAAAATTAAATTACGAGAACGAGGGCGATGTAGACGAGGAGAGCATCAAGCAAATGTTCGAGGGCAGCCACCCTGGCAACAGTAGGGAAATCAAGGAGCTTATACAGAACCTGATCGGCAAGGACGTAATCATCCTTAGCGGAGATTGCACCAAGAACAGCTTTGAGGTATTTGGCACGGAGTGCGCCCCTATGCGCCTAAAGCCAACGGGCGTTATAGACGATACCCGTACAGGCCACGACCTTAGCTTTGAGCAGACACAGGCGACGGCCTTTTTACCGGGAACCTTTGAGGGAGCCGTAGTATTGGCAGCGCCATTTAATGCAACTAGTGAGGCATTGGCATTGACCAAGGCCAACGGGAACCAGTACAAACTGGCTACGGATACGGACGGTTCGGAATTGGATATTGCTTCGTTGGACCATGACCATGGGGCGGTAATCAGCTTGATCGGAAGTGGCGGCAGTAACCCAAGTGTATTAAGCAGCGGTGTGTCCACAGCGGCAACGGTAGTGCTTAAAGGAGGTACGGACTGGGCGGCGCAGGACGATGCCGTAATAGACCTAAAGGTGTACAAGGCAGGTGCCACAACCTATTTGATAGAGCAAAAAAGAGCATAGTTTTTCATTTTTCAGTGTTAGTTTGATTTTTTAGGTTAAAAGCCCTTGGGAGGAGTCCCAAGGGTTTTTTTATGGCATGTTACAATGCAATTGCAGGGTATTGGCAATATTTGAACTACTTGATAAAGCAACTAAAATACGATTATGAAAGAAAAAATAATTGCCTTTTTACAAAACGAGGACTTGGGGGACGTTGATAAGTACAATGCCGCCATGGCACTGTACCGAACCAGTCAAACACATAGTGTGCCAGCTGCGGCATATTACAACCGTGCGGGATACACGGTGCAGAACCTAAAGAACCTGTTGTACGACCTGCAGAAGCTCCACGAAATTACCGATGCTGACTTATTGGCCAAGAAACCAAAGGAGGCACAGGTGAAGCGACTGCCAGATGTTGTGGTGGCGTTGCTACAGAATGCGCCCGATGAAGTAAAGGCCGCCATCTACCTTAGTCGTATAGATTTTACCCATATAGACAAGGAGGCTCACGCAGAGACCCTTGCCACCTATGAAGCTGCATTGTTGGCATTTAGCGAAGCTAATTTGATAACATTCGAGGCTATTGACCAGGATATTAGTAACGGGGAAGTAGAGGAGCTTTGCCTGAAGGCTATAGGAGATTTTGAACTTCCAGAGGAGATAAAGGAAATTTTGGTACCAAGAACGGGTCAGGATTTAACTGGTGCTATTTTCGGGGCTTTGGCCGCTTTGGGCGAAAAGGAGGCCATGGGCCTAAAATTGCGCGAGCAGTTCCCTTTTTTGGAGGCGGACGATTGCCCGGATAAATTAAAGATACTGGTAGCCGATAGGATTACCGCATGGAAAAAATACAAAGAGGCGCATGCAGAGCTCTTGCTACATGCCGATGGCGAAAAGCCGTTGACGGACAGTGAACTTTACGAACTGGCGAAAGAGGCCATTGCAAAGTACCAGTTGAACCAATTGATTTGGGACGAGCTGAACTATTACAAGGAGCATGGTAGCATTTTGGGCAAGCACGAGATGTTTGCCGATGAAGTGCTGCAACAAAAGATAGACGCCATGGACGTAAAGGGGCTGATGACGCGGCAAAAGACCTTGCGCAGTTATGTAAGTAGAGAAGGGAAAAAATTGGCCAAGACCAAGGAGGCGGAAAGCAAGGCCAAGATACAGGCCAAAGTAGACGATTGGAGCGTGGAACTGAAGCTTGTAGATGCAAGGCTTGAAAAACAATAGGTTATTTAATATTGCTGCTGTATCCGCTCCGCATAAGGCACAGGCGAACGGTAGTTATCTAAGCAAGTATCTTTTGGCGCATTATGCCAAGGTAAAGAACTTGGAAAAGGATTTGGGCAGGTTACCGGAACGGGAAGAGTTTTTCTTTCTTCAGACAGATGGGCAATGGAACGCCTTTACCTTTTTGCCCTACGTACTGCAGCATTTTCAGATTACCGAGCTTCACGCCTGCACGTATAGTATAAGCAAACGAACTATTGAGGCCTTGGTAGAGCTGCACGATGCGGGGAAGATAGATAGTATTACGCTCTTGATCAGCGATAGCATGATAAAGCGCAACCCGGTAACCATAGACCTGTTGAGCGCATTGGCGGCGAGTAGACCCAATATAAAGGTAAAATATGCTTGGGTACATGCAAAGATGACCCTCTTAAAATGTTTGGGCGGACACTATGTGATAGAGGGTAGCGGCAATTGGAGCGATAATGCACATTATGAGCAGTATGTATTTGGAAATAGTAAGGGGCTTTATGAGTTTAGAAAAGCCCTTTTTGAGACGGCAAAACTAAAGTAGTTTTAAGAGGGTAGTAAAATTGAATAATGGAAGACGGGGAACTACAGGAGCTGAGCGATGATGATGTTATAGAGCAATTGGCGGGCTGCAATTATGCGCCCAGTGATATTGCCCTGTATCTGGCGGTTGACAAAAAGGAGTTTATGGATGCTTGGAGAAATCCTAACAGCCATATACGTACTACTTATGACCGTGGCCGTTTAAAGGCACAGGCCGAAGTGAACCAGCAATTGCTGATAAACGCGCGAACGGGTAATATTACCGCTGCACAGATCTATGAAAAGAACCGCGCCCAGACACAATTGGAAAATTTACGCGAACAGATATTCTTTGGTGAATGAAATTGGAGCACATTACCCTAGAGCATATATACGACTACATTGAGAACGGCAACCCTAGCAATGTAGACCCCGCTATTGTGGCCTATCTGGACATTATAGAAAAAATACGGGGTATGTACCTGCGGTTTGACAAATGGGGCAGCAAGGACGCTATTTTAAAGCATTTGGTAAAGGTAGACGGCCATAGTAGGTATTTTGCCAATAACGCATATAACGATACCCTCGAATATTTTTATTGTGAAAATAAAATTAGCAAGGAGGCGTGGCGCAACATATACGCTGAAAAGATGGAGCGCAACATTAACCTTGCTACCATGGTTGCAAAAGATGTGAGCGACATTGCGAAAGTGAACCGCATGATAAAGGAGGCCGCAGAGCTTCGCCAGTTGGACACGGAAGACCCTGAGGAACTACCTTCGGAACTTTTTGGCCGCCCTTGGAAACTGTACACAACGGACCATAACCTTATAGAAGGTGCCGCCAAGGTAGACCGCATCAAGCTTAAAAAACAGATAGAGGAACTGCCAGAGCTGAGCGAGAAAGAACGCGAGGTGATACAGCGCGAGGCGGGTATCCTACCACCTAATATATTTCTACCCATAGATGAGAACCCACGTAAGTCCTGATAGTTTAGACGTAGAGGGGCGCTATGCCACTTGGGCAAAGATGGCCGTGGATATGATCGCGCCAAAGAACCTGATGTTCGTAGGCGGCAGGGGAACGGCCAAAACCAGCGATATACATGCGGAACGAAGCATGGATATCTGTTATGATATGCCGGGCAGTTATCAGGTATTTGTGGCGGATACCTACGTGAACGCCTTAAAGAACGTTGTCCCTACCCTATTGGAAGGCTGGAACCGTAAAGGATGGATAGAGGGCAAGCACTATGTGACAGACCAGCGGCCGCCAGACCACTTTAAGCGCCCTTATAAGCCCGTACACCAGTACAAACATACCATTAGCGTGTTCAACGGCTGTTTTTATAACTTGGTGAGCATGGACCAGCCTACGGGTGCTGCGGGGAACAGTTATCAGCATATATTCGGCGACGAGGCAAAATACCTTGATCCCGATAAATTAAAGAAGCTTACCCCTGCCCTGCGTGGCGAGTATGTCGGTTTTGGCCATAGCGTGTACTACAGGGGCAGGACGTTCACAACGGATATGCCCAACATTAGCGAGGGCGATTATGATTGGATACTGGACGCGGAAAAGTTGATGGACGTGGAGCAGATAAAAATGGCGTACCAGGCCGCTACGGTGCTGAACGACACCAAGAAGCAGTTGTACAACGCAATTAGGGATAAGGATTACGCCAAGATAAAGCGACTGCAGAAGCATGTAAAGGACTGGACGGCCTATTGGGTGCGTGCCAGAAAGGACAGCACGTTTTTTATGATCGTGTCCTCATACGCCAATGTGGACGTACTAAGCAGCGGTTATTTTACAGATGCGCTAAAGGCCTTGGGCATAGAGGAGTTTAAGAGCAGTATCCTAAGCTTTAAGGCAAAAGTGAACAAAGGAGAGAAGTTTTACATGAACCTGGGCGACCATCATTTTTATGATGATGGTACCATTGCCAATTTTTACGACAATTACGCCATAGGGGAGGAATTTGAACCTACCAGTCTTGGCCTGAAGTATATTGACCATAAGAAGCCCTTGGATGCGGGTATGGATTTTGGTAATATGATCAGTATGGTGATGGGACAGGAACGGGGAAACTATTTCTATTGTTTAAAGAATTTGTTTACCCTGGCCCCGGAAAGTAGTAAGGAAATTGCAAGGAAATTTCTGGACTTCTTTCAGCACCACAAGCACAAGGAGCTAAACCTGTACTATGACCGTTCTGGAAACCAGTACGCCAGTTTAAAAAAGGATTGGGCAAGCGAAGTACAACAGCATATAGAAAAGTATGACGGTGTTGGCACTGGTTGGAAAGTGAACCTGATGAGCAAGAACCAAGCGACCATCTATCATAGTCAGGAGTATAATTTTATGAAAAACATGATGGGGGACTATCATAAGGATATACCAGGTGTAAAAATAGACAGGTACCAGTGTAGGGAACTCAAAAGCAGTCTGGAACTGAGCAAGACAAAACTGCACACCAATAGGCGTACGGGTGCCAAGGAAATTCTTAAGGATAAAAGCAGCGAAGCATTGCCTTTGCTGAAACTGCCCATGAACTCTACCAATATGAGCGATGCCTTTAAATATTTGATGTACAGGAAACGTTGGGTAAAATTACAGGGAAGCCGTGGTGGCGGTCTTATGATGGAACCTGGACTGGTGTAGGAGGTTTTAAAAAGAAGCCCAAAGCTTCGGTCGCACGCCCGCAAGGGCGAAATTTTTGAGAATTCCGCACCTTGTCGTGTCGTAGGCGTTTTCAGGTTTTTTTTATAGGGGTACTCCTCAAAAGCCTTAACTTCAAAATTCCTCCCCTTGCTAGTGTTTTAATGATGTATTATAAGGTGTGGGCTTTTAAGTTGCGCCCATTTTGGGTTGATGTTATAGATTTTTGTCGGCGGTGTGTTCCTTAGTGTGTCCATTAGAAAACCTTTTTCCTGTAGTATGCCCCGTACTTGCTCGGATAGTAAAAAAGGGTTAGTTTTGCCCTTGTCTATTGCGTTTGTCATAATTGTAATGGATGTTACTTTTGCGCCCGGCTCCGTCAAGCTGGGCGCATTTTGTTAGTATTAGATTTCAAAGGCCAAAACCTCTTTTTCGGATTTGGATATAAAGGTTTCCAAATTTCTCTGCAGTACTCCTAAAACTTCCTCTAATACTTGGGAATTGGACACCTCGAATATGTAGCCCTCCGAATTTTTTAAAATCACTTTTTCCTTCGTGCCATCGCTAGAAATAATAAAGCGGTCTAGGCTGTTGCGTTTTTCCTGCAAAAACTCGTGTTTTTTTGCCAAGATCTGGAAGTTTTCCAATTTGCGGATTCTCCCACTTGCGGAGGGGTTTAAAATGTCATCCACTTTGGTGGCGCTTTTCTGCACTTGTACAGGATTTTTTGCGGTTGCATTTTTGCTTTCAACCTTGCTCGTTGCACTTGTCTTACTTGTACTCATAACTTTATAAAGTATTGATTAATAATACTCTAAGATACAAAAAATGTCTACAAAAAACAGACAATTTAACAAATAAAACGCTAATACATACAATAATTATAATGATTCTAAATAGTAAGTATTAAACTAAAAAAAGGCACAATTCCCCACCCACAAAACGAAGTGTAAAAACATAACTTTCACAAAATCAGCCTTTAAACCTATGGAATAAGGTTTAAAGGTTGTTTTGTGTGAAAGAAAACCCCGACCCGCTGAGAGTAGGGAATGCAGTTGCAGAGGTTGAACATCCTGAGATATATGACGCACAACATATAAAAGTGCTAACGAACTGAACACCAACAGGTGTGTTGCTAGTAACAACCATCTATGAATGTGCAAACCATGTCACTGTAAAGCATGCGCTATTATTTATCATTGTAGTATGAATGTATATGAAGCCTTAAGACGTATGAGATTGTTGTCTAAGGATAGCATTCCTTTTAGTATAAAGTTCGTAAGCATGAACGGAACCAAGGGTACATCGAGCGGTGAGCGATACGTAAGCAAATGCCTACTAAGGACTGGTCTATCTAAAGATAAGAGCGATAAGCATAGGTCCATAGTTAGCTATACAGATCTAGAGGATGATTCGAGCAAGGCCTTTTACATTGCTTTACTTACTGAGTTTAACAATATACCTATACAATAATGATTGAATTTGAAGGAAGGAACGCGTTAGTAGATGTAGATGATGTTGCATTCACGTTTGAGTCTGCCGAGAATCCAAGAGCCTTTGATAAATACACTAAGCCTCAAGAGAACTTAGACTGGACGATGATGAATTACATGTTGGACGAATGGCGTATTCGTCCTTATGGATTTAACAATGATTTGCCAAAAGTAATTAAAGATATAATTCAAGGCAACTCTATTGCACCAGGTATCCTTAAAAAGAAACTACAATTATTGTGGGGTAAAGGTCCACAACTATATACCGAGGATATCGCAGACAATGTATTACAGCGCACCTGGACACAGGACTTCAGGGTACAGAACTGGTTAGAGAGTTGGGGCTACCTTGACTATCTACAGAAGTCTATCGTTGACTACACTAATATAGAGGGTACCTTCACTAAGTTCTATTTAGCTAAAGGTATCCGTGTTAATAAGCCTTCAATAGCCAAATTAGAATTTGTTACGGCAGAAACTGCAAGGCTAGGCAATCATAAGAACGACCTGTCAAACACAGCTAGGATATGCGCTATTACAGATTGGAGATTCAATCGCATAGAGTCTATGGACTATAAGGTGTATGCACTGTTCGACTTCCAAAACCCTTTTAAGAACAGAAATTCTATTCTTTATAGCAACATGTATAGTTTCTGTAGTGACTACTACACAGTACCAGACATCTATGGGAGTTTAGAATGGATAAGAAGATCTTCTGCAATACCACTAATTCTTAAGGCGCTTTCAAAAAACAGCATTAATCTCAAGTATCATATCATATCACCTGCTAAGTTCTGGGAGGATAAGTCTAAAGAACTTAAGGAGTCTAAGGGAGATAAGTACACAGATAAGGATTTAATTAATTATAAGAAGAACTACCTCCGGCAAGTATCTAAAGTACTTTCTGGTGCTGAGAATAGCGGTAAGTTTTGGCATTCAATCCGATATATGGTTATCGAAGGGCACAAGATATTAGAGGAAGGATGGGAAATTAAAGAGATAAAGCAGAACATTGGTGATTTTGTGAGTGCTCAAATAAAAATAAGCGATCAGGCAAACAGGATGGTTGCCGCAGGTGTAGGTATGCATCCAGCACTAGGTGGTGCAGGCGAATCAGGAAGAGCGGATTCAGGCTCGGAGCAACTCTACGCGCTTAAAAATTATTTATTGACTGGTATAGACATTCCTGAGTCTATAATTATGAAGGCAATTAACTATGCGCTAAAGATAAATTTTCCAGAAAAGAATTTGAAACTAGGATTTTATCATTTACCTCCAGAAAAAGAGGAAGATATTACATCTAGTAAACGAATAAAAAACAACGTATAATGGAAATCCCTTTCAAAAGCACAGAAAACGAATTCGAATTAGAATTTAAAAAAGCACTTGGTTTTGTAGATATCGACATTCCATATATTAAAATCAGACCAGATCTAAAAGCTTCAGTCAATGAGTTGATCAAAGTTATTGGTAGACCAACCTACGACGAACTTATTAAGAACTATAAACTTAACATACAAGAGTCTGATGGAGCATCAACACCATTTCAAAATGTGGCATTAAAGGAGGTTTTTCAATATGCAGTTGCTGTGTACGCCTACATGTTGTATGCACCCTCCAATGATTTAGCGCACACATCCAACGGAAGGCGCATGCGCTCTACTGAGAATGAAAAAACACCATTTGAATGGATGGTTGCTAAAGACGATGACAATCTTCAGAAGCGCGCATTCAAGGCTCTAGACGCTTTAATAATCTTTATGGATTCTGATTTCGATTTTTGGAAGGAATCAGAGCAGTTTCAAATAACACACCATCTTTTTGTAAGAACACTTCAAGATTTTAGCTCAGCTTATGTTTTAGACTCACGCCTATTATTAATTCGATTAGTACCCGGTTTAATTCAAAGCGAAAATCGAGAAATATTGCCAAGAATTAATCAAGAGCTTCAAAATTCTTTAAAAGAAAAGATTTTATATAAAGCCAAAGGACTAAACGAAAATACCGATATGGTTATCACGTCAAATGAGTCACTACTTATTGATTTAATTAAGGAGGCATCTGCTTACTATTCACTTTATTGGGGATTACCACGACTTCAGCTCAATCTATTTCCAGAAGGCATTCTGCAATCGGTAAGAACAGAACGAGCAACCGTTAAAGGCCGATCGGTCCCGTTAGTGCCTATAATAGATCAAATATCTAAATTATTTAAAGCAGACTGTGACGAGGCTCTAATTAAAATAGAAAACTTAATAAAAGTCATGTACCCACCAGAGGTGGTTGAGCTAACAGATCAGCAAAAATCAGAAGACACTTATGGATTTGACGAAGACGACACATTTGTAACATCTTAAACTAACATATATGAAATTAATTACCTGGATTATTAATCTATTTAAAAAGCTAAAAAGACGTTGGGTATTAGCTAAAGCGTATCCAAAAATGAAGAAAGCTTATGAAAAGCAGCTGATTGATCGTAAGCTGCTTCGAAGCGAGATTAATGTTTTTCTAAGAGACTACTTTGGCATGGATGCAAACTCAAAGTACATACCCAAGGATCATAAAAACAAAGATGAAGTTAGGGTTGCTGTTTGTGATAGGTTTGGGGAAGATATGTTTAAGTTAAATCTAAAATTCAAAGATTTATTTAGCATATGAGTTTAAACACACATCATATTATTGAGATTAAAGAAAAAGGCATAACGAAGTATATTCCTAAAGAACTCGCACATTGTAATCCCACAGAGTTTAAAGATATTGCGAGACTACTATTTAATTGGCAGTCTGGGAGCATCTCTTATGGTGACTTTAGGGTTCAAGCAATTTATGTTTTATTGAAACTTAAAAAGGGCAAACGCAAAATAAATGAGTTAGAGATAGATATCGCTTTTAGTAATATAGAGCGTGTGTCTGTCCTTATGGATAGTTTTTTTCAAATCACGGACACTTTAGATAAACGTATTAAGCTCAATATTACAGATAATCCGGTACCATTTGTAAAGCCTGTTTTTTTAAGAATTCATGGACCTAAACCACGATTAACAAATACAAACTTCGGACAATATGAGGACGCATCTAATAGCTACCACATGTATTATCGCACTCATGACACTAAGTATCTGTACTTATTATTCGCCACCTATTATCAGGACCCTAGGCGTTACAACAATGATCAAACTGAATCTAAGGCTACATATTTTAAAAAGACGATAGACTTTGCTAATGTTTTTAGTTTTTTCTTGTTTTTTGAGGCATTTCAAAATTATGTGACATCATCTAAAGTGATGTGGGAAGGTAATGTGATCGATTTATCTATACTTTTTTCGAAGGTTGATGAATCAGAGAAAAGCGAATTACCTGGTCTTGGGACAAAGAGTTTAGCGTTTCAGATAGCCGAGAGCGGAGTCTTCGGAAACTTAAGAGAATTAAGGTCAGATAAGCTTTGGGAGGTTCTATTGCGCTTGTATGATATCAGAAAAAGAGATTTAGACAATAAGGCCGAACAGGAACGAAACGCTAAGAAGAATGCATAATCAATCATTATATGATATCATGTGTGCTGAAGACCAGAAGTGGCTTAAAACCATAACAGACTCAACAGACGTAGCATGGCTAATCGTCAAAGAAAAACGTGCAAAAAAGCCAGAACGCAAAGCACTTATTAAAGCAAGGATTGAAAATCTAACCTATTTAGCAGTATAATTATGAATAAGATTACGTGGTTTAAAAACTATTTGCAACAAACTCAAGACGCAATCACTGAGATTAAGCGTAACCGTATGGTTATAGATAAATCTCAACTTACTAAATATCTCGACGACCAGAGCTCAGCTTCTAACTTTTTATTAATAGGAGTACTTCCAGATTTTTCGGCTAAAGCGAATACTGCAGACGATTTTAGACTGGTGAATACTACACAACTAATGATTTTAAAGAAAACCACCTATTCTGAGTACAATTACGATGATTTCTACGGGATTTTTGAGGAAACATATGCAATTGTAGAATTGGTAGTGAAAAAGATGCTTAACGACAGCCTGCAGGGTTGTGCTGAAATTCGGTTTCTAAATCCTGAGTCGATACAAATACAACCAGTTTGGGATGAGAGCCATTGCAATGGCTGGAAGATTTCATTTAGTTTAGATATGTTTTTATAATGGACTTATTAGGAACGCGACAAAAAAGCAATAATAACGATTTACTCGAAAAACGTTTTATTGGTCTTATTTTAAAAGAGGAAAGCCAAGAGCTCAACCAAGCTCAAACTAAGCTTATGAATTCTAGGAACTTCTCAAACCCAAAATTCTTTAACAATAGAGGATTTCAAGTTTTAGAAGATCATAAATTGCAATATACACATCCTACTGTTTTGCGATTTATAGACATGAAGCAAAGAAACGGCAAAAAGAAGATTTCGCATTCAGTTCATAACAAGCCTTTATATGCCATGATGAATAATATTTTAAGGCGTTTGCAATTTGAATTTACAGATAAGTTAAAAAAGACGCTAATGCAGCAAAACGACGTTAAAATATAAAGTTGAATTCTAAATTTTTATTCTTTTAATTCACTTATAGTAAACTTTAGTGTTCAGTATAAGTAAATATTTGTTATATTTGAATCATAGAGTTCCAGCTATAACACGAATTTATCTGAATTCACATCAGTAAAACCTCTCTTTAGTGTCTGGAACCACTATCGAGAGGTTTTTATTTTTAATAATATAGTAGTTATGAAAACACATCAAAAATTTTTAGAATTCAATGGGAAGAACATAGTTTTCCTAAATGTTGACGGTACTTATTGGATTGCGCTTATACCTATATTAAAAGCTTTAAATATGGATTCGGACAGGGCTGTAAAAACCTTAAAAAAAGACCCGATTTTAGGACCTGAACGGTCTATACAGCCCGTGCAGGTATCAAAAAACGGCAAAAATCAGCTTAGAAACATGACCTGTCTGCCAGAGATGTATATCTATGGATGGCTATTTTCATTACGTTCTGATAGTCCAGAATTAATAGATTACAAACGAACGTGTTACAAATTACTGTATAACCATTTCCATGGTGTTATTACTAATAGAAAAGAATTGCTTTTAGAAAGAGACACTGTTGATACTGAAATTCATAATTTAAAAGAAGACTTGAAAGAAAATGAAGTTGGTTACAAAAAATTAAAAAAGCTAGAAGCTAACCGAAAAGACATTTCTAAAAAACTAAATACTCAAGATAAGGAGTTTGTAAAAGAACCAGGGTTTTGGGATAACTTACATCTTTTTTAGAAGTGAACTAACTCTTATTGCACCGTTTAAACCCTTAAAGCGGTGCAATAAAAAATAATTTTCCCTATATTTGTAGAGCAAAACATTATTTAAGGTCTCACAAATAGACTTTTTTACTAATAATAAGCGAATCCCATTGCTACGTTGCGGGTGCTAGTGATAGCCCTAATTCATTACCTTAGGTGATGTTTTGCACAACCGATCAATGGGTTTCGTGTATATAATATTTTCAAATATGCAAAATGAAAATCAAAAAAAGCCAAACGCAGTACAACTAATTGCGTGGGCACAGTACACACAAGAGTGGGATGCAGATTCTATCGCAGAATCATTAAACGATGTTTTCGAAGCGTGGTTACACACAGACTTTGCCTCAGACAAAGCAGAGCGTGGGCTTATGCTCTTTAACATCAACACTATTAAAAAAGGTCTAAACCTTATTACGCGTTTAGAGCCCGAAGATCTCGAAGTAGCAGAGCGCTTGCTTAAGCAGGCGAAGTAATTAAAAAGTAAGCCAGCCATTAGGTTGGCTTACTTCATTTTCACACCATGTCACAGCAAAGCGCAGTCGCTAATGCTAAATTGCTCTAAAATTTAGAGCATGGCTAAGCGTATTGTCGATGAGGAAATGAGGTTTACCGTTATAGTTAACGGAAATTCTGCTCAAAAGGAACTTTTCGATTTAGAAAAAAACACACGTTCATTAACCAATGCCAATAAAGATCTTCGAGCAGAAAAAGCCAGATTAGCAGCTGCTGGTCAAAAAGACACAGAAGCTTATCGCAATCTTACAGCAGAAATAAAGCAAAATACCACCGTAATTACATCCAATAAAGAACGAATGAAAGTTCTTCAGACACAAATTGGAGTAACAGGGTTAACCATGTCGCAACTCAGAAAACGGGCATCTCAACTAAGATTGCAATTAAATAATATGGTGCCTGGATCTGCACAATATATTAAGTTAGAAAATGATTTAAAACAAGTTAATGGCCAACTCACAAAACTTCGTATAAGCTCAAATGGTGCCAAAGGGGCCGTATCTCGGCTGGGAGCTGGATTTAATAAATTCGCATTACTTGGAGCAACCGTGATTGCCTCTATTACAGGGATGGTATTATCTATTCAAAAATTCATTGATCTTAACAGTAAATTAGCAGATTCACAGTCTGATGTTCAAAAAACAACAGGTCTTACAGGTAAAGAAGTCGATGAGCTCACAAAGAAATTTGGATTGTTTCAAACACGTACCGCTCGTATAGAATTGCTTAAGCTTGCAGAGGAAGCTGGGCGTTTAGGAAAAGAAGGTGTCGATGATGTCCTGGCATTTGTTAAAGTGGCCAACCAAATTAAAGTGGCTCTTGGCGATGACCTTGGCGACGAACAGATTCGTGAAGTCGGTAAAATGGTTTCGATTTATAAAGTCGGTGAAAAAGAAGGTAAAAACTTTGAAGAGGCGATGTTAGCCTTAGGGTCTTCCATTAACGAAGTCTCAGCCTCAGGGGCAAATCAAGCCAGTTTCTTAGTAGATTTTATAAAACGTACAGCCGGTATTTCCGACGTTGCCAATATCTCAGCACAAGACATGATTGGTTTAGCGGCGGCATTCGACGAAGCGGGTCAGTCTCAAGAAATTTCTGCAACGGCAATTAACAAGGCTTATGGCTCTATGGCTAAAGAGTCCGAAAAATTCGCCAAAGTAGCAGGTGTTAGCGTTAAAGAATTTTCAAAATTATTAGAAGAAGATGCTAACGAGGCATTAATTCTTTTCCTCAAAGGATTAAAACAAGGAAATCCTAGTTTAGAGGAAATGAGTACACGTCTAAGCGGTATAGAGCTTGGTGGAACTAGAGGTGCGCAAGCCATTAGTGCACTAGCATCAAATATTGAAAACTTAGAATCTAAACAAAGGATAGCAAACGAAAGCCTAAAGGAAGCCACTTCTTTAACCGATGAGTACAATCTAAAAAACAATAACCTTGCCGCACTTTTAGAAAAAATACAAAATAAATTAACTAATATTTTTGTCTCAGAATCTATAGTTGAAGGTTTGACCAACTTTGTATCATGGTTTGCTAAATTTATAGGTGCGTCTGAAGATGCGGATGGTTCTGTAACACGTTTTCGTAATCGATTGGTTGCGCTTTTAAAAGCTATAATTATCGTTGGTGCCGCATTGCTTTCAAATGTTGTTTACTTAAAATTAAGTGTTTTATGGACAGCAACAGCGGCCAGAACATCAAGGCTATATGCCGTAGCGCTTAAAGTGCAAACGATTGCGACTGAAGTAGCTTTTGCAGCGACACAATTGTATGCAGCTGTAATGATGCTACTTACAGGCAATGTTAAGGGTGCTATGCAAGCAATTAGGGTTCTTTCGGCAACAATGAAAACAACACCTTTTGGTTTAATAATTGGATTAGTGACTGCTTTAGTCACCGCGTATGTTCTTTTTAGCGAAGCATCAGAGCAGGCAGCCACTTCACAAAGCTTACTAAATTCTGCAATGGCAGAAGCTGATAAAAATACGGCTGCTACGATAAAGCAAAAGCAACTATTATTAGATGTTGCTAGGGATGAGACCTTATCGCTTAAGCAACGTCAAGAGGCTATTGATGAGCTTAATAGAATAGTGCCAGAATACAACAATAATCTAAGTTTAGAGGTAGTAAATACCCTCGAGGCAACAGCAGCTTTAGATAAGCATATTGAATCTCTAAAACAGAGTGCCATTGCTTATGTGCTTCAAGAACGCATAAAAAACAAAGCGATTGAATTATCAGATTTAGAAAATGGGTCTTTAGAAGACAGCATTTCGTGGTACGAACAACTTTGGGCGGTCGTTAAAAATGGTGGTGATACTATTAAAGCCAGTGTTGAAATGTCTAAAATGGCTATGGACAATAAATACGAAGCCGTTGACGCCACAAAAGAAGAGATTAAAATATTAGAAGAGTTATACAAAACACAGCTAAGAAATAATCCAAATCAAAGTGGTTCTGGTGATACTGGACCAAAGGAAGGTGATACTAAAACTGTAAACGGAAAAACTTTTATATTCGAAAATGGCCAATGGAAGGTTAAGAATCCAATTGCACCAACTAATGATGGTTCTGGTGGTTCCGGTGGTAAATCTAAAATAGACGAAGCCAAAAAAGAAGCTGAAGAACTTCTAAAAATTCAGAGAGAAACCGAAGACCAGCGCCTCTCACTTATCCAGGAACAATTTGCTAGAGAAATGGCAATTAATGACACCAATCAAC